CTCGCCAAACGATGCGGCACGCACAAGCCGGCGGTCACCCGCGCGGCCGATACGCTGGAGCGCATCGGCTACCTCAAGCGCACGCCGCACGCCGACGACAGGCGGTTGGTGGTGTTGGAGATCACCGCGGCCGGGATGCGGTTTGTGCGCGCGCTGGAGGCGGTGTGAGCGAGCTGCTCGTCCTGCTTCTGCTCTCCGGCGTCTGCCTCGGCGGTGCCGGCATGTGCGCCGGCCGGCTGTGGGAGCGCCGGCGCTGCCTGCGCCTCATGGCGGCGTCGCTGGACACCTGGCCGGTGCTGGCGCCAGAGCGGGACGCGCGCGGGCGGTTTGTGAGGCGGCATCGTGGCTGATGATGCGGCTGATGCGGCAAAGCCGCGGCCCGGCTTGGTGATCGACGGCGTGGTCACGGACGCCAAACCCTACAAACCTCGCGCCGAGGGGCGGCCGCGCGAGGACGGGCTCGTGCCGCAGCCGCATGGTGGAGCGATCCGCCAATGGGACAGAGACTCGGCGCGCGGGGCATCGCGGAAGGGGGTGTCGCTGCGCCAGACGCGCAAGGACGCGATGGCCCTGCTGGCGGAGGCCACGCCGCAGGCCACTGCGGTGCTGGCGGCGGGCCTGGACAGCGAGGATGAGCGGGTGCGGGTGATCTGCGCGGAGCAAATTCTCAACCGCGTGCTGGGCCGCCCGAGCGATAGCCCACAGGGCGACGAGATACAGGATCAGCACGACATTTCGCACCTCTCGCCGACGCAGCGGGCGCGGGTGCGGGAATTGGTGGCCGAGTTGCGCGGGCTGCTGGCGCGGCCGGCGGGTGGTGGGGTGGCGGCAACAACGATTGATGGGGTGGCAGAGTGATGGGCGACGATGTAGCGACGACGCCGGCCGAGGGCGCGCAGGCTGGTGTGGATGACAATGTGGCGCATCCGCCGTCCGAGGTATCGGACGCGCCGCCGAGCGTGGCGGGTGGGGCTGGTGAGCCGCAGACTGGTGCTGCTCATGACAACCTTCTGGTGAGCGCGACCGAAAAGTATGTGACGTTTGACCGCCAACTTCCGCCGCCGCTCGACCCGGTGAGCTTCGGGCGCGATCACGCGGCGGTGGTGGATCACCTCAAAGCCTGGGTGCGGCGCGAGATCACGCTTGCGGTGCAGTATGGCATGTTCGACGCCGAGCGCGCGGAGCACAACCCGTGACGCGTGCCATGCAGCCGCCCTGCGGTTTCGCGCACCACGACGAGCCGGCGAGCGACGTGTGCGGGTGGGCGCAGCATTGGGCGGCGCATGGGGCGACGGCGCTGAGTGCTGAGGATGTGGCGGCCTATAAGCGTAGCTCGCCACCGGATATAGTTAGCCTGCTTCGCGAGCAACAAAAGCTGATTGCGAAATGGGGGTCCGAATATGAGACTGCGTTCGGAAAGAGTTTGTGAGTGCGAGTCCCTTTGGTGTTTCCTTCCGATGTTAAATTGTATGGGAGTGCCGGCCAATGACCACACTCGGCGAGGCTATGGACCCGGCGCTGGTCGCCTACGTCGATGACAAGTTTCGGCAGTTGCAGGCGGTGCTGACCCAGCGCGGCGATACCGCAGCACTAGATGCCCTTAAGGAGCGCGTTGACGCCTTGGAATTAGCAATACCCACGGCGCGAAAGTCTCCGGAGGTCTTTGTTCCTTCAAGCATCTTAAAAACGCCGGAAAACGTGCAAAGCATGGCAGCATGCCTTCTCGCGGCGGTGTTTGGCGTCACCTACGAAGACGCGAAACGCATGATCAGTCGTATGGGCCACTCTCCGCCGTCCTGGTATGAGGTGGCCGAGACCGCAATCGACCATCTGGATTATCTAAATAAAAATCGGGGGACATGATGCCTTCTCCCATGCCGCCCATGTCTCACATGCCGCCGCCAGCCATGCCTCACAGCGGCGCCGCGCCTTTTCTACTGAGCGCATGGACGGTCGCGTTTGTCGTCTGGCTGTTCATCCTGGTGGATGTCTTCGCCAGAGAGCGCCGGCGCGATAAATGACCCTTTGGCCCCTCGCTCGGTCGCTCGAAAGAAAACTCGCGGACGAATACACCGCGCTGATCCGCGAGCAAGCAGTTGCCCTGCACGAGCAGGAGGTTGCGCTGGAGGCGTCGCGCCAACGTAACCGCGGCCTGATTGCCGAGGTGGCCAGCCTGCGCATGGCGCTGGGCCAGGCCCAAACACTGATCGCGTCCGGTCTTCCGGAGCGCAACAAAATGGCGGCCGCGCTGGTGTGTGATCTGGGATGCGCGGAGAACCTCGCCTCGATGGCGGCATGTCTCAAGTCTGAGGCGGACGGCAGCGAGTTTTCGGAGGCGCTAGCGGAAATCAAGCGGTCGATGACGCCGTTTTGGATGCGGATGGCGGCCGCGGCGATTGGGCATTTCGATCATTTGAAGTGGGGGCAAGACCATTGATCATCGTGCGCACGCAGGGCGATAACGGCGAGCCGCCCAGCGCTGCCATCAACTGACGCGCGGCGCCGGTGTCGCTCGATCTGCTCGACCTCAGTGACCTGGACCTCGATGGGTTAGAGCGCGCGGCCGAGAGCGACGATGAGGTTGAGCGGCTCGCGCGGATCAAATGGGAGAGCGAAGCGAGCCTGATGGGGTTCGTGCGCCGGTTTTGGCATGTACTGGAGCCGGCGACGCAATTGGTGGACGGCTGGGCGCTCGATGCCATCTGCGAGCACCTGGAAGCCGTGACAGACGGGCGGCTGCTGCGGTTGCTGATCAATGTGCCGCCTGGCTCGTCCAAATCCATCCTGGTGTCCGTCATGTGGCCGGCCTGGGAGATGGGGCCGCGCGGCATGTCAAGCGAGCGGTATCTGACGTTCAGCTACTCGCCAACCCTGACGGAGCGGGACTTGCGCCGGTGCCGCGACGTGATCGGCAGTCCTGACTATCAGGCGATCTGGGGCGCGCGCGTCGCCATAGACCGGCGGCAGGATGGCGGCGAGTTCTTTGCCACACTGAGCAAGGGCTGGCGATTGGCTTCGTCGGTCGGCGGTGTCGGCACCGGTCTGCGCGGTTCTCGCCTGATCTGCGACGACGTGCACAACGTTAAGCAATCGGAGAGCGAGAAAGTGCGCGACGAGACGATCCGCTGGTGGCGCGAGGTCCTGCCGACCAGGCTCAGCGACCCTACGACCGGCGCTATCGTGGTGGTCATGCAGCGCGTGCACGAGGGCGACGTGGCCGGCTGGATCATGGGCCACGACACGCGCAGCGACTGGTGCGTGCTGATGATCCCGATGCACTACGACCCGGAGCGGCACTGCGCTACGTCGATAGGATGGCAAGACCCGCGTGGGCTGGACGACGAGACCGGGGAGCCGCTGGCCGGAGTCGGTGAGCGGCCGCAGGCTTGGTGCGAGGAGTTGCGCAAGCGGAATGGCGAGTTGTTTTGGCCCGAGCGGTTTCCGGCGTGGACCGTGGACCGCGAAATGGAGACGATGGGGCCGTTCGCGGTCGCCGGCCAGTATGAGCAGGCGCCAACCCCTCGCGGCGGCGGGCTGATCAAGGCCGAGTGGTGGCAGTTGTGGGAGCGGCCGCGCTTTCCCGATATGGACCTGATCGTGGCCAGTCTGGACGGCGCGTACACGAAAAAGACGGTCAACGACCCCAGCGCGGCGACCGTGTGGGGGCGGTTCTACCTCGATGGCATCAAGGCCCCGCAGTTCATGCTGCTGTGGGCTTGGGCCAAACGGCTGCACATCCACGAGCTCGTAGAGCGGACGGCGCGCACCTGCCTGGGCGACTGGCGCGAGGACGATGAGTTGGCGCGAGACCCGCGGCCGGCGGACGATTTGGGGCGCGTGCTGATGCGTGCCGACATACTGCTGGTCGAGAACAAGGCGTCCGGCGCGTCGGTGGCGCAGGAGATCGTGCGGCAGCACGGGCGGCAGAAGTGGCGCACGCTGTTGATCACGCCCAAGGGCGACAAGACGGGGCGGCTGCTGTCGGTTGAGCCGTTTTTTGCGGCCGGTCAGGTGTGGGCTCCTGACAAAACATGGGCGCAGGACACGATAGACGAGGTGTCGTCGTTTCCGCGCGGCGCGCACGATGACCGCGTGGACTCTCTCGCCCAGGCGCTCGCTTTCATGCGAAACACCGGGGCGGTGCGGACCACGAGAGAGGCGGAAGACGAATGGTTGAGGGCGAACACATATCGCAAGCCGCGGCGGGCGCTGTATCCGGCGGCGGCGCGGTAGCCGAAATGACGGTGGGCGAGTTGGTGGCCGCGCTGTCAGACATGCGCCAAGACGTGCCTGTGTGCTTGGACACGGGTCCGCCCCTTGTTCGCGAACTGATCGCGTATGCCATGGACACAGACGGAAGAACCGGCGCATCCAGGGTTATCGTCACTCTGGGGGCGTGGTGACCACCGCCTACACCGCGTCCCTGCGCCTAACTCAGCCAGGCGTCGGTGACGTTGCCACGCAAAATGCGTGGGGCGCCCTGCTCAACACCGATATGGCGCTGATCGAGGCGGCGATCACAGGCAAATCGCAAATCGACACGGCAGGTGCCTCGACACTGACGCTGACCACGGCCAACGGCGCGACGGACCAAGCGAGGCCATTTTGCCTGTATTTTATTGATTCGAGCGGCGGCAACATTCCATGCGTGGTTACCGTGCCGGCCGTCGTCAGATTTGGGCTGGTCATCAACACCTGCAAACATGTCGTTTATCTTACGACAACAGGCAGCGCGCCGTATTTATCGATCCAGCCTGGCACTGCTCCGTTTCTATATTACTGCGACGGGACAAATCTTAGTTCTTTCGTCAATCCGGGTTTCGTAAACCGTTCTGCTTCGTATTCCGGGACATTCACGATGCCGGCCCCGCTGGTGCGGTTCAAACTGTGGGGCGGTGGCGGCGGGTCACCTGATGTGCATGCTTTGACTGGCGGTATAGGCGGTGGCGGTGGCGGTGGCGCGTATTGCGAGTTTACATATTACGGCTCGACATCCACATCCGTTACCAGCTCAATAGGAACATCAGGTAGTGGAGCGTCGGGCGGAAGCACGATACTGACAATACCGAGTGCCAGCATTACCGCGACGGCCGGCGGCGGTGCAGTCGGTGGATCGAATAGTGGGTCGGGGGGCGGCGGTTCCGCCAATGGTGGCGCAGGCGGAACCGCCACATTGTCCGGCGTAAGCGGCATACTGTCCAATGGTTTGCAGGGTGGCACCGGGTTTTCTGGCTCTATAGGCGGAACCATTTTTTCTTTGGGTGGCACCGGAGGCTGCAACACCTATGGCGGCGCACCGGGCGGTGCAGCCCTGAGCATCAACGGTTTTGGCGGGGCGTTCACAGGCCAAGGAGGCGTTGCCGCAGGTTCATCTGGCGCATCGCAGGGGAGCTATCCGACGCAAGCCGGCCCTGGGCAACTGATTTTGGAGTGGTAAAATCCATGCGTTTCGCAAAAGACACATGCGCCACGTGCACGTTCTGGCTTGAGATCAAAACCTCCCGCGCTGACCAGCGCGTCGGCCACTGCGCCAGGCGCGCGCCAGTGCCGATCCTGGTCGGTCACGTGCAGCATCCCATCAAGCCAGGGGAAAGTTTTCCCATCGTCAATGGGTTTTTCCCGCAAACGCGGCCGGAGATTTGGTGTGGCGAGCACGAGTCGAAGCCAGTGGCGCAGGGGCAGCCCATTGCGTTGGACTTGTCGCGTCTGACCATCGACGGCGAGGCGCAATAGGAAGGTGCTGAACCAGCCCAGCTACGACAACCTGCCAGATGCCAGCCCGGCGGCCACTCGGCATCAGTCATGGCTGTCGAACGAGCTAGCCGACCCGGACGCGACCACTGTCACCATTGGCTCGGGCGGGATCATGGTGGAGCAGCCCGACGCCGACGAGCAGGATGAGCGCGAGGCGGCAAAGCCCAATTACCTGCGCCACAACTTTGATGAGAACCTGGCCGAGCATCTGACCGGTCCCGAACTGGCGACGCTTGCGCACCACATCCAGATGGGCATCGACGCCGACAAGTCCGACAGGTTCGACTGGGAGGCGGCGGTTGCCGAAAGCATCACGTGGCTCGGCATCCGGGTGGCGACGGAGAGCGGCGCGGATAGCTCGGGCTCCGGGGCTGACGCCGGCGTGCTGTGTCAGACCTGGGAATCGCTGCTGCTGGAAAGTTGCAATCGGTTTTGGGCCAATGCTGTCGGAGAGTTCTTGCCGGCATCCGGCCCGGCCAAGGTGCGCGATGATGCGCCGCCGCGGACCAGCGCGCAGCCGCCGCCGCCGCCGATGGGTCACAATGGCGGGCCGCCGATGCAGCCCGAGCCGCAGCAGGTGTCGCGGAACGAACTCGCCGAGGCGTTCGAGACCGATCTTAACCATTACCTGACCGTCGCGGATCGCAGCTACTACCGCGACTTCTCGCGCATGCTGTGGAATTTGGCGCGGGAGGGCACCGAGTTCCGCAAGGTGTATTGGAACCCGCTGCGCGGCCGCCCGGTCAGCGAGTGGGTCAAAGCATCTGCGCTCATCGTGTCGAGCGACGCCACGGATTTGAGCACCGCGGCGCGCATCACGCAGATCATCATGACCAGCCAGTCCGACGCCAAGCGCCTTCAGCGCAGCGGATGGTGGCGCGAGTGCGTGCTGATGCAGCCGTTCGAACAGCCTGGCGAGGTGGAGCAGGCCGAGGGCGATGCCGATGGGGTGCGGCGCCGGCCGACGCTGCCGGAGGACCACCGGCATACCATCGAGGAGTGCTATCTCGAACTGGACTTGCCGGGCTTCGAGCACACGGATGAGGACGACGAGCAAACGGCCATGCCGTTGCCCTATCGCGTGACGCTGGACAAGGACAGCCGCCAGATTTTGGAGGTGCGCCGCAACTGGCGCGAGGACGATCCGCTGTTTCAGCCGCGCCTCCGCTACGTCATGTTCGGCCTGATCCCTGGCCTCAATTTCTACTACAACGGGTTCGCCCACATCCTCGGCAACCAGCAGCTTCTGCTGACCTCGCTGACCCGGCAGCTCGTCGATGCCGGTCAGTTCGGCAACTTCCCTGGGTTCCTCGCCGCCAAAGGCATGACGCGGCAGATCGACACCGACATCATGGTCGAGCCGGGCCAAGTGAAAGAAATCGACACGATGGGGCAGCCCATCGGCAACATGGTCATGCCGCTTCCCTACAAGGGCGCCGACCAGACGCTGATGGCGCTGGCGTCGTCGCTGCGGGATGCGGCTTTCCGGCTAGCGGGCGTGGCCGATGCGCCGGTCGGCGAGGGCACGGCAGACATTCCTGTCGGCACGATGATTGCCATGATCGAGCAATCGACCAAAGTCATGTCGGCGGTTCACAAGAGCCTGCACGCGAGCCGCGCCGAGGAATTGGAAATGCTCCGCGAGTTGATCGCGGAAGACCCGTCCGTGCTCAACCGGTTCGCCAAGAAAACGCTGGCGCGGCAGTGGATGGAAGCCAAGGAGTTCATCGACCTCGATCTGGTGCCATCGAGCGACCCGAACGTGCCATCACAACTGCACCGGATCATGCAGGCTTGGTCATTGGTGCAAATGGCGATCCAGGCGCCGGGGATACTGGACCCGAAATGGGTTATCGAAAACGCGATGCGCACCATCAACTTCGAGCTTCCGCCCGAGGCTTTTGCGCAGCAGCCCAACGGCCCGCCGCCAGGGCCGCCGCCCGATCCGGCCAAGATGGCGCTGGCGCAGGCGATGCAGCAGAGGGCTGCAATCCTTGCCCAGGACACGCAGCGCAAGGCGGCGGCGGACGCGGTGCAGGCCGAGAATGATCGGCAAGAGGCGGCTCTTGATATGCAGGACGCTGCGGCCGAGCGCGCGAGCAAGGAGAGGATCGCGCAAATCAACCAGGAGACGGAAAGATTGCGACTGGCCGCCGAGTTGGCAAAACAACACGTTGCCCAGAAACACGCTTCTGTGGAAAATGCGCTTGACCGGGCGCATGACCACGCAAAGATTATTGGCAGCGGCATCGTTTCTGCTGCAACACGTCCACCGCCAGCGGCGCAAAACCAGGGAATTACACAATGACCACGACGACGATGCGTCCGCAGACCGACGCCCAACGCAAAGCCGCCGCCGCCGCCGCCATCAAGCGCTCCGGCTACAATTCCGGAGGCCGGCTGAAGCAGGAGGAATGCAACCCCGCCGCCAAGGACACACGGATGGCGAAACGCCGCGGCGGCGAGGTCGGCGGCGAGCAGCCCAAGGGGCGGCCGGACAAGAAGTCGCGCGGCAAGGCGGCGGTGAACATCAACATCGTGAGCCCCGAGGCAGCGCAGGGCGAAAAGCAGCAGGCCGCCGCCGCAGGGTTGCAGGCCGGCGCCAAACTCGGCGCGGCCAAGGCGATGCAGGCGATGGGCGCGGGTGGCGGCAAAGGTCCGCCGCCCCCGCCGCCGGCGCGTGGTGGGCCGCCGGCCGTTGGTGGTGCGGGTGGTCCGCCGATGGGTGGGGCACCGCCAGCGGCGATGTCGCCGGATGAGCCGCCGATGAAGCGCGGGGGAAGGGCACGGTAATGCAGAAGGAAATCACGGTAATGGACAAAGAAGCGGTAATGGACAAGGAAATTAAACCGAAGGGCAAATGGCCCGAGCCATGGCGTCCAGAAGGTCCGGAAGGAGAAGGGTTCACCAGCGATGGCCAAGCCCGGCCGGTGACCATGCTCGGGACTCAGCAAGCTGCGCCGCCATTGATTGGCGATGCGCCGACCGAACTGCCGGATGCTGTCACAGTTGCATACGTGGACTACAAATTTCGCCTTTTCACAGCAGTGCAACACCGCCGGAACGACCGCATGGTTCAAGAACTGAGCAAAGCCCTGGAACTTGAGCGCTCGGAAAACAACCGGCTGCGTCGCCAGTTGAACGAAGCAAGGGCGGCGCGAGCGCAGTAATGGAAATGGGCCACTTTATTGAAAAGACCGGACGCGAAAACCGCACCATCACGTTCTGCCCAGGCTGCGACTGGCAAACGGAAAGGAGCGTGGCGGCAGCGGCATGCTGCGCTCCGCTTTTGTATGTCAGTTACGAACTGGGCGTCGAGGATGATGCGGCAGTCGAGCACATCAACAACGAGCGGCGCGCGTTCCAGAACAAACTGCGGCGCGGGCGTCCGGCCCCCGCCGCATGATCATTGCCGCCAGCGATCTCGCCATGGTCATCCAGCGCCGCATCGCCGAAGAGCGCAGCGGACGCCTGACGCGGATCACGCACGGTATGCCGGCGGACTTTGCGAGCTACAAAGAAGATGTGGGGTTTATTAAAGCCCTGCAAGTAATAGATGACTATATAAACGAATTGAGAAAGCATAAAGGAGAGATAGGTGAGTAGTCCGTATAACGCCAACGTTGCTGCCTTGCATCACGTTGACCTGACCGAGTTCGATGTCTGCGCCGAAATGGACAAGGTGGTCGGCAACCTCGATGACTTCGAGATCACCGGCCAGCAAATTCTGGTCGGCGCGTTCGTGCGCCCAGTGTCCGACAAACTCGTGACGCGATCCGGCGTGGTGCTGTTGAAAGCCACGACAGAGGTCGGCCGCGACGCATCCGAGGATGCGGTGCAGGGCAAGGTGGTGCGCGTGCTCAAGATCGGCCCACAGGCCTTCCCACCCGAGTTTGCCAGCGAGTGGGGCGACCGCGGGCCGCCCAAGGTGGGCGACTGGTTGCTGACGGAGCCGCAGACGGGTGTGCAGTTGTCGGTCAAGTGCTCCGGGTCGGTGGGCACCGAAATGTTCAAAGGCGCGGACAGCAAGCGCCTTGCCGGACACGGTGGCTGGCCGTGCCGGCTGATGTTCGCAAAGGACATTCTCGGGCGGCTGCGCGAGCCGCATCTCGTGGTTTAGCCGTGGTCGCCATGTTCGTCGCCGGCGGATTTCTCGGCATCGCCGCGGGTTTCGTGATCGGCGCGGTCGTGTTTGCGTTTGACGAAGAGTGACCGCATTGACCGCCCCGCACTTCCTCATCGGCGACCAGGTGCGCCACGTCTCCGGCGGCGTTACGATGACGGTGACGCACATCGACGGCGATTGGGTAACCGTCATGTGGTTTGAGCGCCGTCAGAGAACGGCGGTGTTCAAGGCCACGATGCTTCGTCCGGCAAAGGCAGCCGCATGAGCTTGGACGAGCACCTTGCCGCGTGCACGCGCGAGGCGGCCGGCGTGAGCCGCATACGCACTGCGCATACTGCTTTCCGCGCCGGGGTGCAGTCCGACCCCGTGCTACGGCGTGATGCGGAGCAGCGCCTCATCGAACTGCGTGGCGTGGCGGATAAATGTTTTATTGCGCGGTGCGGTATCGCCGCCATCGAGGAGGCCATTCGTGACTGAAAGAAACCCGGCGGACTTGGATGGCGACGTGCTGGATCGCCACGACAACATCAGCCCCGAGGACGCGCTGGCCGATGTGCGCGAGCAGCTTGCCGCCAGCCAGGCCGCCGCTGAGCGTGAGCGGGTGGCGCGGTTGGCGGCAGAGCAGCAGGCCCAGCAGGCGGCGGGCGCCACGGCGGGGGCGCATGAGGCGGCGCTCGCGGCCAGGCTCGCGGCCGAGGATCAGAAGATCGGCACAGCGAAAGCAGCGCTTCGTGCCGCTCGCGAGTCCGGCGACCTGGATGCTGAGACGGATGCCATGCAGCATTTGGCCAGCGCCACGCAGATGAAAGCAGCGTTCCAAGCCGAACAGGCGCGTATCCGTAGCCAGCCGGCGGCGCGGCACCAAGCGCAACCCCAGCAGCAGGGCGGCCAGTCGGAGGCAGCACAGCGGTGGATCAGCGAGCACCCGCGCTTCAACACCGACCGCTATTACCGCGCTACCGCCGAGGCCGCGCACTTCGAGGCGGTGGAAAGCGGCATTCAGACCGACACGCCGGCCTACTTCGCCCACATCAACCGCGTAATCGCCGAGAAATACGGCCAGGAAGGGAGGCAAGACGTGCCAGATACCCGCCAGACGCCGCCGCGGCAGCGCGCACCAGCGTCGAGCTACGGTACACCGCCAGCGCGCGGCGCCAATGGCCCGGCCCGCGACGGCACCGACATCAACCGGATCGCCGCGGAGATCAGCGCGCTGGGTGATGGGCAGGTGACACCGGAAGCCATCCGGCACCATGCCGACATCGCCGGCATGAAGCTGGAAGACTATCTCAAATCCCAGGCCCAAATTCTGGCCGAGCGGCGTGGACGCGGGTTCGCCAACGCCGGCGGGAATTTGGTCTTTAAGTAAGGAGCGGATAAATGTCCGACACCGAAACAATGCTGCCCGCCCGCCGGACGCGCTCGCCGCGTGCTAGGGTTGAGGTTGATCCCCAGGAGTTCATCGACCCGGAAACCGGCGCTCCGATCAAGCGGCGGTCGCGGCGAGATACCGGCAATTCCGAGTGGGATGTGCCGGAGAAATACCGCAAGCCGCGCTGGGATTATCAGTGGTTCACCATGAAAGTGCTTGGCGTCGAGGAAGACCCCGAGACGTTGGTGTCGATTGCCGATGGCGGTTGGCGCGCGGTGCGTCCGGACGAAATGCCAAACATGGTGCCGTCCGGCTACAGCCTCAAAACCATCGACCGGCGCGGCATGCGCTTGTTTACCCGGCCGCTGCACATCAGCGAGGAAGCGCGCGCGGAAGATGCCGAGTTCGCCCGCGAAGTGCGCCGGCAGAAGTTTGCCCAAGCACAAATGGGCGACCCGGCCAATCGGGATCTGGCACCGCGCGCTGCCGTGGCGCAACGGTTCGCGAGCCAGTACGAGCCGCTTCCGGTGGATGCTCGGGCGGACGTCCAAGAGGTTTAGCGAGACAGGTTGCCGACATCCAACACCGCTCGCACGGCGGTGCGAAGGCAGTCCTCCTTACCGCCTGCGGCCTGAACGGACGCGTACGCAGGCGCATAGGCAAGCCCGGTCGGCGTGAAATTGAACGGGAAAGGGCTGTCGGTGCGCTAGAAAAAACACTGTTGCCCAGGCTGGGCGCGTCGCTCTAATTCTGCATCCGACCGCAGCGCCGCCCCGGCGTTGCTCTCCCCGCGATCTTCCCTGCGCGCCCCGCCAGGTCAGAGCGCATAGACAGGTTTGTGTCTATGACGACTTTGACGCTTGGCCCGACCGGGCTGTCCTATATCCGCAACCGTCGGTCGCTGTCGCCGAACTATCAGCCGAACACCTACTACATCAAGCAGGGCTATGCGTCGGCCATCGGTTTCGGCGATGCGGTCAGCACGTTGACGGGCGGCAATGTCGGCTACATCGGGCCTTACCTATCCGGTCTCGGAAACCCAGTGCTCGGCGTGTTCATCGGCGTTCAGCCCTACTACGACACGGTGTTGCAACAGACCGTCAACAAGCGCTGGTGGGCCGGCACCGAGTCCCCATCGGCGGACGTGGCGTGCTGGGTGATTGACGATCCGGACGCGATCTTCCTCGCGCAGATCAGCGGCGGCCCGCTTACGCTGGCCAACTCGCGGCAAAACATCGACCTGACCGGGAACGGCGCGCCGAACACCTACGGCGTCAGCACGGCCGCGCTCAACTATTCTACGTTGGCAACGACTTCGACGCTGCCGTTCCGGATCATCGGGCCGAGCACGATGGGCGCGCCCGGCTACGACCCGACCCAGCAGTTCAACAGCCAGCCGACGAACGGATACGCCGAGGTCATCATGAACCCCGGCGCCTCTGAGTTCAACATCGGCACCGGCATTTAAGGGGAGGGCTGACACATGTCGATTTCAACCGCACAGATCGCCCAGCTTCTCCAGCCCGGCATCCGCAAAATCCGTGGTGACTACCCGGAAATTCCGGCGCAATGGTCGCTCATCTTCGCTAGGGGCAAGTCCGACCTTCAGGTCGAAAAGACGCAGAGCGTTCGCCTGCTTGGGCTGCCCGGTCTCAAAGGTCAGGGCCAAGCCACCAACTTCGACAACAACGCCGGCACGCGCTGGACCTACAACCATCTGCACCAGGCGGTCGGCCTCGGCTACTCGTTCACCCGCGAGGCGATGGACGATAATCTCTACAAGAGCCAGTTTACGCCGACCAACTTGGGGTTGATGAAGTCCTTTCGCCAGTTCAAGGAAATCCTGGCGGCCGACGTGTTCAATCTGGGCAACGTCTATAACCCAGCCGTCGGCGGCGATGGCTACGCGCTATTCAGCACGTCGCACCCCGTCGATGGTTACACGGTCCCCAACACCCCGAGCGTGGCCGTTGGCCTTAACGAGGCGACGCTCGAAATGGCGTCGAACCAAGTCCGCGCGTTCCGCGACAACGCCGGCCTGCTAATCTCCGCGCAGTCGCGCAAGCTGTTCGTGCCAAAGGAACTGCGCCGCGTCGCCAAGCGCCTACTCGAAACCCAACTGCGGCCGGGAACCGCGAACAACGATCTGAACGCGGCCAAGGAAAACGGCGACTTCGATGAAGGCTACATCGTCGGCGACTTCCTGACCTCGCCCTATTCGTGGTTCGTCATCACCGACAACGGCGGCTTCATCTACTTGGAGCGCGTCCCGTTCGAGACCGACATGCAGGTCGATTTCACGACCGACAACCTGCTGGTCAAGGCCTACGAACGGTATTTCATCGGCTACGATGACTGGCGCGCGGGCTGGGGCAGCTTCCCGACCAACTGAGCGGCCGGGCAACAGGAGCGCCACATGGGCACCACATCATTCTCCGGTCCGGTCGCGTCCACCGGCCTGATGGATTACCTGGGGACCGGGTTCAGCACGGAACCGAACCCCGATTATAACCCCGACGCCGCGCCGTCCTGGTTCTATCAGGGCGTCGCCACGCCGGACCCGCGGTTCTTTCTGCAAAGCGCCAAGCTGAACGGCTACACCGGCGTGCAGCCGATGTTAATGAACTCGCTTGGCGCCGAAATGGTGGATGCGGTGCCGTCGGCTTACGGTGCCGCCAAGATCGCCGCGCTACAGCACACCACCAGCGGCACCGCCATGACGCTGGTGTCGGCCCAGGCGGCCGGCATCACGCCGAAGGTGCCCATCATTCCATTCACCGGCGCGGTCAATGGCGGATCGGTTGTCACGGCTGCGCTGGCGCTCGACTTCGGCTTTGCGTTCGGCACCACGACGGCGGGGAGCAAGACGGTCGCGGTGGCCGACAGCACTCAGTTCTTTGTCGGCATGCCGCTTGTCCTGCCAAGCGCGCTGACCTCGACCACGCCGCTGCTGACGTATGTCACGGGGCTGCCGAGTTCGACCGCGATCACGCTCAACGATGCGCCAGGCGTGTCGATCAGCGGCACCTGCCCCATCGGCATGGGCAATGTGTGGCTGAGCCCGCCGAACGGGGTGCAATATCCGACCGCGCACATGCCCTACATAGCTGGTGGCCCTGGGCTGTTCCTCGACCCGCGGCAGGCGCTGGCGCGCGGCGTGTCGATCACGTGCAGCAGTGCGTCCGGCACCGGCGGCAACGTGGTGGTGTCCGGCTGGGATGTGTATGGCCAGGCCATGAACGAGACCATTGCCATTGCGCCCGGCACCGCCCTGACCGCGTATGGCAAGAAGGCGTTCAAGTTCATCAAGAGCGTAACGCCGGCCTTCACCGATGCCACCTACAATTATTCGGTCGGCACCAGCGACGTGTTCGGTTTCAACCTCTTTGCGCGCCGTTGGGAATTGACCAGCACAGCCTGGGCGTCGGGCTTCGTCACCGGCGGCACGGGTTTTCTGGCGGGCACCGCCCCGGCGTCCGGCGACGTGCGCGGCACGTTCCAGGCCAGCGCGCAGGGCGGTGGGACCGGCTTCGGCTCGACCGCATCCAGCGGCTCGATCAGCAGCTTGGTGATGACCGGCAACCGGCTGGCGATTTTTCAGAGCCTGGCCGTCTCCGACATGCTCGTGGCGACGCCATTTGCGCCGCAGACCATGTTCGGCGCGACGCAAACCTGATCGGGGCCGTGGGTGGCAAACCCATATCGCACGTCCATTGCGCTTACGGCAGCCGTCACCAATGGCATCTGCCTTTCGCAGACGCTTGGCGCGGCCGGCAAGCTCACGATCAACGGGTCGCTTGCCAGCGGTGGCGTGGCTACGCTTACCAGCACCAACTGCGTCGCGCGTCGCGTGGGAATCACCAGCGCCGGCAATGACAGCGGCATCACCTGGACGATCACCGGCACGAACCGGTATGGCGTGGTGCACAGCGAGACGCTGACCGGCGCCAATGCGGGCACCGCAAACTCGGTCAAAGATTACGCCACCGTCACCAGCATCGCCGGATCGGCCGCTTCGGCATCGACGGTGACCGCCGGGACCAACACCATCGCCAGCACGGAATGGCGGGTGCTCGACATCTACCGCGAGTTTTTCAGCGTCGGGCTTGGTTTCACCGCCTCGGGCACTATCAACGCGACGGTGGAGATCACGTTCGATGATCCGAATGCGGCGCAGCTTGGTTCGCTCGAACCGAACAGCGCTCAGCCACCAACGGCCATCGCATACGCCACACTGGCTGCGATGACCGGAACGACGGTAGGCAGTATAAATTTCCCGGTGTTCGCGTGTCGGCTGACCGTGAACAGCGGCACAGGAATCGGTGCGTTGCAGGTCATCCAGTCGGGCACCTGCAACTAGCCGAACGACACGGCGAGCTTCCCCGCCGGCTTCGGGAGCGTTGTTTCAGGAGGCGGTGCGGTGAAAGACAAAATGGGCTACGAGCACGAAGGCGGCATGGGCGATAAGAAGGGCGCCATGAAGCGCGGCGGCCGGATGGCGAAGAAGGCCGGCGGCGGCGTGATGGGTTGCGCGCCCAAGAAGCGCGCCGACAAGCGGGCGCGCGGTGGGCGCATGACCCCGAGCGAGCCGTTCTCCGGCGCCGGCAAGATGACCGGCGGCGAGCGCGGCAGCGACGAAGAAAAGGACAGCGAGCGAGCCAGCGGGGGGCGGCTGTCGGCTGCAAGCCGAAACGCGCTCCCCGCTTCCGATTTCGCGCTGCCGGGCCGCGGCGCCGGCAAGAACGGGAAAGGCCACGGGGCCTATCCCATCGACACTCCTGGCCGCGCCCGCGCTGCACTGTCGCGCGGCGCGGCCAACGCTTCGCCGGCAGAGCAAGCGACGATCCGGCGCAAAGTTCACGAGAAATACCCCAACATCGAATAGGGGCGCGGCATGACAGCCCTATCTTCGAGCGGCACCTACAATTTCCAACTCGCCAACTCCGACGTGGTGCTCGAAGCCTACGAGCGCATCCAGATCAGACCGGCCGAGATCACCGCCGAGCACATGCATTCGGCTAACCGATCCGCCAACCTTGAATTGCAAACCTGGGCCAACCGCGGCGTCACGCTCTATGCCGTCGAGCAGGCTACGCCAATCGCGTTGGTTGAGGGACAAGCCACATACAACCTGCCCACCAATTGCATCCAGATGCTCGACACCTACTACTCGGTGTTGAACAGCGACGGCGTGACCTATACCGACCGGATCATGCTGCCGATGAGCCGGACCGAGTATGCGGAGATACCGCAGAAATCCATCCAGGCGCCGCCGAACCGCTACTGGTTTGATCGCGCGCAGGCGCCGACCGTCACCACATGGCAGGTCTATGATGGAAGCTCGCCCGGCGCGCTGATGAATTATTTCTACCTGCGCCAGTTGCAGGACGTGAACCTGCTCGGCACCGAAGCGCCGGACATGCTGAACCGGTTCCTCGAAGCGTTCATTGCCGGGATCACGGCGCGATTGGCTGAGAAGTGGCTTCCGGCCGTGTGGGCTGACAAGAAGGCGGCAGCAGCAGCGGCGTGGGCCGAAGCGTCGAAAGAAGACCGTGAGCAGGGTGGCATGACGATCCGGCCCAACTTCGCCCGCTACATGAGACGGCGCTGATGCGCGCGACCGGTAGAGCCCGCGTCAATCCCCGCGCGCCCAGCGCGTTCGGCGTGTGCGACAACTGCGGCATGTGGTACAACCGCGCCGCGCTGGTGGACGAAATGCAATACCAGGGCAATGCCGTGCGCCCGACTGGGTTCAAGGTGTGCACGCGCACTTGCATGGATGTGCCGCAGCCGCAACTTGCCAGCCCGATCCTGCCAGGCGATCCAAAACCCGTGTTGCAGCCGCGGCCCGAGCTTTACACCGGAGACAATGGCTTTGGGCTGGCGTCCTCCGGCAGTGCATCAAGCTCGGCCAACCCGGTCTCGGAGCTGCCCTAATGGCGATGTATTATGCCGATTGGGTGAACGCGCTCGGCGGCTACCTGCCGGAGAACGTGGCCAACACTAATACCGAAGCGCCGTTCACGTCCGGCAGCCGCTACAATGCGGTCATTGACCGGTGCATCGAATATGCCGAGTTGCGCATGTATCGCGACCCGGACCTGGATTTCTTGGCCACGCGCGAGTTCGCTACCTCGACCTGCACGGCCGGCACGCGCTCCGTCACCCTTCCAACCGGCATGGTCGTGGTGGAGGAAGCCAACCTGGTCATCCCCGCCGGTCAGGCGCCAAACAGCGCCGGCTCATCGTTTGTGCCTCTCGAAATCACATCGGTTGCGTTTCTCAACCGCGCGTGGGGTGTGGAAAACACCCAGCAGCAGCCCTCCAAGTTCGCCCGCGCCAATGACACCCAGATCATCCTCGGCGCCAATCCCGACCAGGCATACGTGATCAGCTTCTACGGCACGATGCGGCCCACGGCGCTATCCTCAAGCAACACCAGCACGTTTCTGACGCTCAACCTTCCGGACCTATTTCTTGCCGCCAGCATGATCTGGATGTCGATGTACCAGAAGAGCCTTGGCGCGGTGCAGTCGGTCGGTCCGCTCGAAGGCGTGACCTGGGAAGAGCAGTACCAAAACATGAAGAAGGGCGCCGCCGTCGAGGAAGCGCGCAAGAAGAGCCAGAGCTCAGCTTGGTCGCCGATGGCGCCGACGGCTGCCGCCACACCGCCGCGGGCCTGATCCGTGCCCAAACAAAAATTGAAGCTCATGCCGGGCGTGGACCTGCAAAGCACGCCCACGCTCAACCAGACGATGTGGGCGGCATCGCAACTCATTCGGTTCTACAAAGGGCTGCTGCAAAAAATCGGCGGCTGGTCGCATTTTTCCAGCACGCCGGTGATCGGCACATGCCGGGCGCTTCTCGGATGGGCTGATCTGTCCGGCATACCCTACGTCGCGACCGGCACAGAACAACGGTTGCAGGTGATCATCGGCGGCTCGACCATCGACATCACGCCGATCCAGCAGACGACGAACCCCGCGTTGTCGTTCTCAACCACATCCACGTCGGCCACGGTTTCAATCACCGATTCCTACGCCCCAAGCGCCGGCGATTGGATCAACCTGATCACGCCGGTGGCCGTCGGCGGCATCGTGCTCAGCGGCTTCTACCAAGTGGCGGTGGGCGGAACGACATACACCATCGTCGCCGCTGCTGCCGCCACCAGCACGGTCAGCAATGGTGGAGCGGTTCCCGTTTTCGCCACCACGGCGTCCTCTCAGACCGTGACGGTGACCTTGGCCAATCACGGCCTAACCGCGTCCACCAGCTCGTTCAACGTGCCGCTGTCGGTGTCCGTCGGGGGCGTGACGCTGCTGGGCACCTATGTGGTTGCTTCAGTGGTGGACAGCAGCCATTTCACCATTACGGCCAGAACCGCGGCCGCATCGACGGCCTCGGCCTCTCTCAACTCCGGCAACGCGCAAATCCAGTATCTCCTGCCGAGCGGCAACGCCGTGAACGAGGCGCTGGTCGGTTATGGCATTGGCAATTACGGGGCCGGCTACTATGGCGAGCCCAATTCTTCCTCTAGCGTGTCGCTGATGCGCATTTGGTCGCTGGATCATTTTGGCCAGGATCTGGTGGCGTCGCCCAGTGGCGGGAATATTTATTACTGGTCGCCGCTGACGCCGACGGCGCCGGCAGTCGTGGTCTCAAACACAGCACCAACTGAAAATAATTGGATATTCGTAGTTCCAGCCGTGCAAATACTCATGGCGCTCGGAACAAAGGATCAATACGGGAACTATTCTCCGCTGCTTACCCGCTGGTGCGACGCGTCGGATTTCACTGACTGGACGCCGACGGTATCAAACCAGGCCGGCAGCTTCCAACTAAGCAGCGGTTCAAAGTTGGTGTTCGGGGCGGCCAACGGCCTGACGCTGTATCTCTGGACCGACCTGGGCGTGTGGACGGTGACGTATCAGGGGTTGCCCTACATCTTCTCATTCCAGGAAATGGCGCGCGAGTGCGGGGCGATCTCGCCCAACGCGGTCGCCATCTTCTCGCAAGGCGCGGCCTGGCTCTCGGTGCAGGGGTTCTTCCAGCTTGGCAGCAGCGGCATCGTGCCTATGGAATGCCCGGTGTGGGATTTCTACACGAACAATGTGCTGACGTTCCAAAACACCGCCATCACGTCGGCGCTCAACACTGAGTTCCACGAGATTTCATGGTTTTTCCCGACCGCGACCGGCACCTCCTACGTCAAATGGAATTGGATTGAGAACGTCTGGGATTATGGGACGTTGACGCGCTCCGCCTGGATTGATGCGTCTCCGGCCGGCGGCCCTTTGGGCGTGGATGCGAATGGGCTGATCCAACAGCACGAGGTCGGCAACGACGCGGACGGCACGCCCATCGTGGCATCGGCGACCACGGGTTATTTCGACGTGGCCGACGGCGACGATTTTGTGTTCGTGGACATGATCATTCCAGATTTCGTGGCCAGCCAGGGTGCAACGGTCGCCCTGACGGTGCTCAGCCAGGACTATCCTGATGCCCAGGTGACCCAGGATGGGGCATATCTCATGCAGCCCAACCCTTCGACAGGGAATACGCTGCCGGTGAACTTCACGACCACAAACACCAGGGGGCGCCAGGTTGCGCTTCAGATCTCTTCCAGCGACGCGGGAAGCGCGTGGCGGCTCGGCGCGCTGCGCTACCAGTTCCGACCGGACGGCAAGCTGTGAGCGGCTCGTCGGGATCGCAAGAGATCGCTGCCCAGCTTTCGCGCAACACGCTGCTGTCGGCAATCCTGGTGGCGCTGAAGGGGCTCGGCATCCAGATCGGCGCCAAATCGACCACGGCGACCGCAGGCAGTGCGTCGCTTCCCAGCGCGCCGGCCGGGTTTGTGACGCTCACGTTCAGCGATGGGAGTAGCGGCAAAGTGCCCTATTACAACACGTAATGAGCGGCACCCTGTCCCAAGGCCCAGGCGGCGGCATCATCCCGCCCGGCCAGGCTGGCGTCGGCAACCCGTTCCTGCAGCGCCAAGTCGAGCAGATGGCGCAGGTGCCAACCGAGCAATTGCAGCAGATGGCTGCGCGCGGTGGCAATTCGCCCCAAGGCCAGATGGCGCAGCGGCTTTTGCAGCAGCGGCACTTCATGCCCAACGCCCAGCCACAGGCCTCGTCCGGCGGCATCACCGCGCAGCAGCCAGGCACATCCAGCCAGCCGGGCACTGGCATTGCGCAGACCCAACAGGCAACCGCCGCCGGCGTGGCGCTGCCTCCAACCACGAACGCGATGCGACGCGGCGGCGGCATTGTCCGGCGCCAGCACTTCGACATGGGTGGCATGCCCAGCAGCCAGGAAGACCCATGGTGGACGCGATCCGAAGCGCATGGCGAGTCGGGGCTGATCCACGCCTACACCCCCGGCCGCACCGACACTATCAACATGGAGCCGCTGGCGGAAAGCCACATCATTCCCGCCGACGTGATCTCCGGACTCGGCGAAGGCAACACCTTGGCGGGCGCGGCGGTCATGGACCGCATCGTCAACAGCGCGCCGTTCGGCACCCAGATGCCCCGCGGGTCGCATGGCCGCGGGCCGCCAGCGCCGCCGCATGTAAGCAGCCGGCAATTCGAGTCGCGAGGCGGCCAGCCCGTCGGCAAGTTGGGCCAGCGCGTGCCCATCATCGCGGCCGGCGGCGAGTATAAGGTGTCGCCCGAGCAAGTGCTGCGCCTCGGGCGTGGGAGCTACAAGCGTGGGCATGACCTGCTTGATGCGTTCATCCTGGAGGTCCGCAAGCGCACGATCAAGGATATGAAAAACCTGCCGGGGCCGAAGAAGTAATGCCAGACGGTTTCTCCGCTCCCGATGTCGTCGCCGCCACCGATGGCGGCATGATCATCAGCGCCGAGACGCTCGGCAAACTTGGCCGCGGAAGGCGCAATGATGGGCGGCGCTGGCTCAAGACGTGGATCGACAACGAGATTAACGCCAAGCCGATCAATGGACCGACCGAAAAGCCGGCGAACGTGCGCATCGGCACCATCGCGGACGAGCCCGGCTTGTACCGCCTCATGATGCTCGACGTGGAGGAGAATGCCCGCGCCATCGCAGAGCCGTGCCCGGACAAAGTGATGGAGCACATCCAGGCGGGTACCAGGCGGCGCGGCGCCATCATCGCCATGATCGACGGGCCGAAAGGCGAGCCGGTGGCGTGCATGAACCTTCAACCGTTTCAATGGTGGTGGAGTAAGGCCTACTTCCTCCAAGAGGTGTGGAATTACGTGCACCCGGATCACCGGGCATCGAAGCACGCGGACAGCCTAATGAAGTTCGCGCGGTGGGCGAGCGACAACATGACGGCGCAGTATGGAAACCGCGTTTACTTGCTGCAAGGCGTGACTTCTAAAGACAATGTTCAAAAGAAGGTAGCCTTTTACTCGCGATACGGGAACTATATTGGCGCGTTCTTTATCTACCCTGACGCACCAGGAGGCGTGCCATGAGCGGCGGCGGATCGAGCACAACCACCAGCAGCACCACGGTCCCGCAGACCTTCCTGGATGCCTACAACAGCACGGTCAACCGCGCGTCGAGCGTGGCCAATAAGCCATACCAAGCGTACACCGGCAATCTGGTGGCCGGGTTTTCACCGGACCAGACGATGGCGCAGGGTGAGGTAGAGCAGGCGCAGGGGGCGTATCAGCCGGAACTGAATGCGGCGAACTCGGCGGTGGGCGCTTCGACTGCGCCGTTATGGTCGAACACGATGCAAACTGGCGTCAGCCCTTCGTCAGGCATTGCCGGATACACGCCTAATTTCTACGGTTCGTCGCCGCAGGTGAACGCCGGCACGATCTCGCAATACGAAGACCCGTATGAGTCGCAGGTCATCGGCGCGACCGAAGCGCAGATCGCCAACACCGATGCCCAGCAAATGGCGCAGCTTGGTGGCAATGCGGCGTCCGCTGGTGCGTTTGGCGGCGACCGGATGGGCGTCGCGCAAGGCATCCTTGGCGGGCAGCAGGACATTGCCAACAACAGCACGCTGGCCGGGCTGAACCAGTCGAACTACGCGCAGGCTTTGGCCGAGGCGAACCAGCAGCAGCAGACCGGCATCGCGGCCAACGAGGCCAGTCTGGCGTCGGGCGAGAGCGAGTTCAACAACCAGCAGCAGGCGCAACTGAGCGCGAACGAGGCCAACGCCTGGCTGAACTCGCAGGCCGGCTACGCCTATGGCAACCTCGCCCAGGAAAGCAACAACCTGGCGCTCGGCGATGCATCGGCGCTTGCTTCGTCGGGTTTGACGCAGCAGCAGCAGGCGCAGGCCGGGCTGAACACCGCCTACGAGCAATGGCAGGCGCAGCAGGCGTTTCCGTATCAGCAGACTGGGTGGCTGGCCAACATCACCGAGGGCATCGGCTCGAACGTGGGCGGGTCGAGCACCACGACGCAGACCAACAACGCGGCGGGCGGCCGCGTGCCGCGGGCGGTGGGCGGCCGCACCGGCTACGACAACGGCGGCGGCATCCTATCCGAGATACCGGACGTAGCGACCAGCTACATCCCCACGTCCGGGTCGGGCGGCTCGGGTGGCGGCGGCATAGGTCGCGGGCCGCCGGCACCGCCATCGGCGCAAGTGCAGCCCGGCATGTCGCCCAGCAGCATGATTGGCGCGGTCAGCGGCGCCACGTCGCTCTACAACGACCTCGGCGGCCCGCAGTTGATCGGGACGAACGGCATTATTTCCGGGCCGCTGTTCGGTGGATCGTCGGCGCCGTCGATCATCGGCAATAGCGGTATGGGCATCGCCAGCGACGGCGAGAGTGTGCCGCTGACCAATATGGGGTCGAGCGCGTTTGGGCCTGGCCTGGACACGCTAAGCATGCCATCGCCGGCGACAGTTGGCGCCTCCAACCCGAGCTTGTTCGGATCGCTGTTCGGGTCCGGATCCGCTGCTGCTTCGGTGCCGAGCACAGAGATTGCGTCGAGTGCGATTCCGGCGAGCACGGAAATCGGATCGGCGTCGTTCATACCCACAATCGGCACTGACACCGCCGCTCTCGACGGCACCATTCCCACACTGACCGCAGATGCTGCCAGCGGTGCCGGTTCCGGCGGAATCGGGTTTCTGGGTTCGCTGGGCAGCGCAGTCGATGCGGGTGCCAGCGCCGTAGGTGATGGACTGGCAACTGGCGCCGGAGCAATCGCTTCCGGTGTCGGCGCGGCAGCGGACGCCGTTGCGTCAGGGGCATCGGCAGTGGCTTCTTGGCTGCTGCCTCTGTTTGCTTTCCTCAAACATGGCGGGCGCGTTGGAACGGAGCCGCAGCACCATGCACACGGTGGCATTGTGGTGCCGTTTCCGCAACGCGAGGCGCGCGCGCACGGCGGGATCATCGGCAACAATGGCGAGATGCCGTATTCGATGGCGCCTCCCGTTCTGGCCACGGGCACCACAGGGATGCCGGTGATGGGCATCTTCGGCACCAGCTCGCAGCCAGGTCCGGCCAATCTTTCGCCAAGCGGCGGCGCGCTGGCAGATGGCGGCATCGTGACCCGCGCGTTCGGCGGCGGCATGGGTTCCGGCCGCGGCAACAGCGCGCCTACCACCGGCTTCGGAAATTTCGCCGCCCCGTCCTACACCGTGTCCGGCACCCCTGGCGCCGGCAACACCAACCCGATGGGCATCCTGTCGCCGTCCGGCTACAACTCGGCCGCCAGCATGGGCGCGCATCCGTTTGGCCTGAAAACCGGCGGCATCGTGGTGCCATTCCGGCGCCATTTTGATGATGGCGGTTCGACAGACCCGCAGCCGACCGACGCGATGGTTGACCAGCTACGCGCAGATGAAACGGCCGGCGCGCAGTCGGATGCTGCGGCGGCAGCAGCGCCGGCGACCGGGGCCGCGCCGCAACCCAACGCCGCCGCTTCCTCGACACCGGGCGTCGGGGCGACGCAGACCTACCAGCCGGAGAAGCCCAACCTTTGGATACCCGCGCTGGCCGGCCTGGCGACCGCAGCGCTCGGGCGGCATCATGAGGTCGGCCACAACATCGCCGAGGGCGTGCTGGCCGGGCTGGGCACGTATTCCAAGGAGGACGAGGAGTATCAGGGGCAGCAGGAGAAGGCTGCGACGATCCAGCAGGAAGCGAAGCGGCTAGCGGATCAAGCCGAGCAGCACCGGGCGGATTTGGCTGAGACATCGCGGCACGACACGGCGACCGAAAGCACGGCGGCGCTGAACGCGGCGAGCGATGCGGCTTATCGTGCTGCGTCTGGACGCGCCGATTTGGAAAATGCCAATTCTAATGCCGTTCGTGCCGCCGCCGATGTTTCCTCGTCAGTTGCCATGCAAAACCTGCGTGATGTAGAGGCTGCGCGCGGCGATTGGTTTAACTCCGGTACGACGCCAGACGGGAAAAATTCCGTGATGATCAACCGGTTTACCGGGGAACAAAAACCCGTTCCGCTCATCAACCCGACCGTGGCTCAACAGGGTCGGATCGACAACGCTTCAGATGCCAACGATATCCGGCGCGATGCTTTGGTGCAGCGGGCGACATTGGCCGCGGCTGCTCAAACGGAGGCTGAAAAAAAGGCCGTTGCATCAGCAACGGACGTTGATCTAGGGATCGCAAAATCCCTCATGGTTTCAAATGCCCAAATCGGCAAAACTTTGAGCGTCGGCGACGCAGTGGCGCAGGCACAGCAAATGCGGTCGCTTATGGCTGGCCCGGCCGGCAAACCAACCCAGCCGACCGCCGGCGCCGCACCGCAGCAGCAGCCGCAGCAGCAGCCCACCTACCAGGAAGGGATGACTGCGACCAATCCATCTACCGGCGCCAAAATGGTATTTAGGAATGGTCAGTGGACGCCGCTGTAGGGACGCTGCCACCAGGCTTTGTTGTCGATACCCCGCCCGCCGGCGCATTGCCGCCGGGTTTTGTGCTTGATGCACCCGCGCCACACCGCTCTCGCACAGGCGGCCTGCCGCCTGCCGCGCTCGACACCGACGACAACATATCCGACCTCGCGCGCGCCGATGACGCGCAGCGCAATGCGCCTGGCTTTGAGGATATGGCGCCGGATGCGGATGCCAAAGGACCGTCGAACAGCCCCCTTACCGGCACGACTTATGCCAGGGCACTGATCAACTCCGGCAACCAAGCGATGATTGGCGCTGTCGGCAGCGGTATCCGCGGCGCTTCCAATGCCTATCAGCGCGCCGGCGTTGAAGGCGCAGAGGCCGATATTGCCGCACGGACAAACCCCGACTCGATTGTGAGCCCGGAAACAAACCCCCGCGCGCTGACGGCTCAAATGGGGCGTGCCGCCTATCTGCGTTCACAAAGCCCGGCCGACAATGCGGCAGCCGTGACGGCGGACAAGGCCATGATAGCGGCCGGTGCCGGCCCTGCTCCTGGTGCGCAGACCGGCCAGGATATCATCGACTATGCTCAGAAGAATTACCCCGTTGATCCGAGAGCCGTAGGTTTTGGCACCAAAATTACCGGCGCGCTGGGCGGCTTTATCCCTATCGCTGCGGCGGGCGCAGCCGGAACCGCCGTTGCCGGGCCGTTGGGTGGCGCAGCGGCGATGACAGCCGTTGCGGCGCCACAGACCTATGACGGCCACTACCAAGCAGCCATTGCCAAGGGCGCCACGCCAGACCAAGCAAACGATGCGGCGACCAAGGCGGTGGAACTGACCACGCCGCTGATGTTCGCCCCCTACGGCGCGCTGTTCAACAAGATACCTGGGCTGCGCGATGGGCTTGCATCGACGCTGGTGAACCTCGGCAGGCAGGGCTTGACGTTTGGTTCGGCCAGCGCCGCACAGCAGTTCGCCAACAACTATGTGGCGAAGAACACCTACGACCCCGACCGAAATTACACGGATGGCGTGGCTGATGCGGCGATGGAAGGCACAATTCTCGGCATTGCAGTGCCCACCGCCATGGGTGTTGCCAAAGGGATCGGTGCCGCAATCCGCAATCGCATGCCGCCCGCGCCGAGCGCCGGTTACCAAGCAGCGGTGGGCACGCTCAAGCGCATCGCTGGGGCGCCACCCGACGCATCAGCGCCCCCACCGCCGCCGCCAGATGCCTCAGCGCCAACGGCGCCGCCGCCAGAGCCGTCCCCTCGGCCGCCAACGCCGGCGCCTCAAGATATGGCGACGCCGAAACCCGAGCAGCCCACCACATCGCCAAACCAGCCTATCTCCGCTCAGCCGGAGCAACGGCCTGCCCAACCGACCCCAGCGCAGGCCGCAGCAGGCAATGACCGGAAGGTGCAGACCAAAGTTGGCGGCCTCAACATCGCCATTGAGACGGCGGCCGGCCAAATACGCCAAGGCGTGGGCGCCGACGGTCAGCCCTGGTCTGTGCAAATGCCGGCCGATTACGGCTACGTGAAGGGCACCGAGGGCGCCGACAGCGACCCGGTGGACGTGTTCCTGCGGCCGGGTGCCAAGGCTGCCGCACCGATGAAGCCGGTTTTCGTCATCGACCAGAAAGACCCTGAGACGGGTCAGTTCGATGAGCACAAAGCCATGATCGGCTACGACACGCCGCAGCAGGCTATCGCTGACTACCTCGCCTCGTTTTCCGATGGGTCCGGCACCAAGCGTTACGACAACGTGACCTCGATGACGTTTCCCGAGTTCAAGGAATGGGTGAAGAACGGCGACACCACTTCGCCGATTGCCGGGCAGATTGGTGCGCCTGCATCATCGGCGCCTGTCCCATCAACGCCGCCGTCGGCATCGGCGCCTGTCCCATCAACGCCGCCATCGGCATCGGCGCCCGAGCCGCAAGGCGCGACCGCCCAAATTGCGCAACCTAATCAATCTCCAACAGCGGGGCCTTCTGCGCCTACAGCCTTGGATAACGCTTTGGATGCCCAAGGCCATTTTATAGATGTTAAAGATCTATACCTTGAGGGCAAAGCCACAAAAGAAGATGTGTCCGCGGCTAAAGAAAAAGCAGAAGATGCTTTCTCTAAGCTTTCTGCCAATTCGTCATCCGCTCCGGCGTCGAACGCACCCACGCCTCAAAGCCCGAGCGCGTCTCAAACGACACCCCAAAATTCTACACCCCCCACCCAGGATGCCTCCGGCCGCACCATGGTCGGCACCAACCGCGATGGCCGCCCGGTGTGGCAGGACCCCAACGGCGTGCGCTCCATCATGGATGCCGGCATTCGTCAGACCGAACCCGTGCAGATGGTGCCGACCCCACAGGGGCTACACCCGGTTGTTGACACGCGACACCGGCCGCCTGATTTCAAAACCACCGAAGAACTCGCCCAGGAGGGCGTACCCCATGATGTTCGGCAGCCTGATAGCGAACCTGTTGCGCCAACGGGACCCAAAAGCGTTCAACTTCCTGGCACGGTCGGGACAGCTTCCGACGTGGATGCAGGCCAGGGCCAGGGAGGCGGAGGCGCGGGTGGCGGAGATAATGGCACAGCACCCGCACCACCAGCCAGAAAACCCCGAGCCAAACGCGCTACGGTCAGCGCAGGAGACGGTGCTGGCGGATCTGACGGACTTCCTGGTGGACCTGCACCCGGAACCGCCCAACGACCTGCCGACACCGAAGCGCCGGCGGTCGGATCAAACCTCGTCCTCGCTCCCGGCGAGATAGAGGAAAACCGCAGCCTAGGGCAAAAGGCGCGTGACAACCTCGCCGCCATTGAACTTTCCAAGCAGATCGTCGCCGACGGCCGGCTGCCGACCCGCGATGAGCAGGTAGCGCTGGCCAAATACGTTGGCTGGGGCGGCCTGTCCAAAGTGTTTGAGGCGCCAGACCCCGCACTCGCCAACAGCGGCTTGGCCCAGATCGGTGCGCGCTTGCGCGAAGTGCTGACGAAGCAAGAATACGAGCAGGCCCGAAGCAGCACGCAATATGCCCACTACACTGCGGAGGTTGTGGTGCGCGGCATGTGGGACACCGTGGCCGCAATGGGATTTACCGGCGGCATGGTGTTTGAACCCGGCATGGGCGTGGGTGGGTTTGTCGGCATGATGCCGTCCGACCTGGCGCCCAAAGTGGCCTACCAAGGCATCGAGCTAGACCCGATCACCGCGTCAATCGCCAAACTCATCTATCCTCAGGCCGGCATTCGGAACTCCGACCTGTTCAAAACGCCAATCCCCGAAGAAGCGTTCGACGTGGCTATCGGCAACCCGCCGTTCGCCGCATGGACCGTGAAACAAGACCCCAAATACGCCGCCCGCGGCTTTCTGCTGCACGACTACTTTTTCGCGAAAAGCATAGACAGCGTGCGGCCGGGCGGGCTGTTGGCCTTCGTGACCAGCGCGGGCAGCATGAACAAGCTCGACCCTGACGCACGCCGGTATATGGCCGAACGCGCTGAGTTTTTGGGCGGCGTGCGGCTGCCGAGTAATGCGTTCAAGCAGAACGCCGGCACCGAAGTGACGACCGACATTCTGTTCTTTAGGCGGCGGCCAGAAGGCCGCGTGCCGCTGAATCAGGCCGGCGACATAACATGGACTGAGGTTGTCCCACGCACCCTCCCGAGTGCCCAAGGCGGGACAAGGCAGGGCAATGTCAGCCGGTATTTCAGCGATCACCCCGAGCAGGTGCTTGGTCGGGAAGGGTTCTTCGACAAGCTGTACCAGGACCGCTACGCCGTTCACGCGCCGCCGGGCCAGGATTTTGCGGCCGAACTACGCGCCGCTTTGGGCCGTCTGCCGAAAGATGTGATGACCGCGCCGCTGTCACCCGAGCAGCGCGCCGCCATCGACTTCGATTCCGCGCAGAAAAAAGACGGCAGTTTTTACGTCGATCCCAAGCAAGGGCTGATGCAATATCGGCAAGGGGCCGGACGCCCGGTGCAGCGGCGCGGGAAGGGCGTCGAGGGCGGATTTACCGCGCCCGAGTTGGAACGCATCACCGCTTTGATCCCGGTGCGCGATGCGCTGCGCGATGTGTTCCGCGCCGACCTCGCCGGCGATGACAAGGCCGCGACTGAGGCGCGTAAACGGCTGAACAAAACCTACGATGGGTTCGTTGCCAAGTTCGGACCGATCAACAAATCCATCGTCACCACGCGCCGGCCGAGCAGTGTGCAGGAGGAGACGGCCAGGCGCGAGGCACGCGAGGAAGCCCGCGAGTTAGGCCAGCCATGGGACGATGGCACGTTCGACCCCGATCCATTCTACGAGAAGGGCGCCAAAGCCCATGAGATCGCCAAAGCTCGGCAGGCGACCCGCGACGCATTCAAGGCCGCTGGCAAGCCCTACGATGAGGGCACGTTTGATGCGAGCGACCTGCCCGACATTAAGATCGAGAAACTGCCGAACATCGACCCGTTCCTGTCAGACCCGGAGAGCTACCGGCTGCGCTCCATCGAAGATTACAGCGACGCCACCGGTGCGGGCACGAAAAAGGACATCTTTACCCGCAGCGTCATCACGCGCGAGAAACCGCCGCAGATCAACTCGGTCAACGACGGCATTCTGTGGTCGCTCAACAAGTTCGGGCGCCTCGACATCGACGCCATCGCCGGGCAGATGGGTAAGACGCCGCAGGCCATCATCGCCGCTCTGGGCGACCGGGTGTTTCGCGTGCCCGGCAGCGACACGTATCAGGTGGCCGACGAGTATCTGTCGGGCGACGTGAAAACCAAACTCGCCGAGGCGCGACAGGCCGCTGACCGCGACCCGTCATTCGAGCGCAACGTGGCAGCTTTGGAGGGCGCGCAGCCGACGCCCATCGCGCCGACTGAGATCAACATGGCGCCAGGGATGCCTTGGATGCCAACCCACTACATCGAACAGTTCGCCAAGGAGGAACTGAAATTCGGTCGCACGCACGTGGTGCACATTCCCGTGCTCGGCATGTGGAAAGCCGAAGACGCGGCCAGAGGCTATATCAGCGTCACCGACGATCAATCTGGTTTGGAAAAATATCGGGTAGCCGAGAACGACAACCTGTATCTTGATGCTCATGGCGTTCTCGAAGCGGCGATGAACCGCACATGGCCGAAATGCTACGACACCGTTCTGGTGTTTGGAAAAGAAAAGCGCGTCCTCAATCCAGCCATGACAGAGCGCGCCCAGGACATGGTGGCCGAGGTCAAACAGCGGTTTACCGACTGGGTAGAACGCGACCCGGCCCGACACGAAGCGCTGACCGACCTTTACAACGAGAAAATGAACCGCGTGGTTCACCGCACATATGACGGAAGCTATCTGACCACGCCGGGCATCTCCGGGCACTGGCGCTGGCGTCCGCACCAGACCCGCGTGGTGTCGCGCATCATTCTGACCGGCAACACGTACATGGCGCACGCCGTTGGTGCTGGCAAGACGAGTGCCATGATTGGGTCCGCTATGGAAATGCGGCGCCTCGGTCTCGTGCGCAAGCCGATGTTTGTTGTTCCGAACCACATGCTCGGCCAGTTTACCAAAGAGTTCTACGAGCAATATCCGACTGCACGGATCATGGTGGCCGACGAAGAGCGGTTTCACACGCACAACCGGCGCCAATTTGTTGCCAACGTGGCGCAAGACGATCTTGATGCCGTGATCATCACGCACTCGGGATTTGGTCATATTCCGATCAGCGATGAGTTTTCGCGAAGCCTCGTGCAGGAACAGATTGACCAACTTACCGATGCGTTGGCAAGCCTCGACAAAAAAGGCGGCGACCGCATCACAGTCAAAAAAATCGAGGCGATGAAGAAGAAGCTTGAGCAAAAGTTATTAAAAGCGACTGACCACAAAGACCAGACATTGACGTTCGAAGAAATGGGCGTCGATTTCCTGTTTGTGGACGAGGCGCATTTGTTTCGAAAACTGTCATTCTCGACGGTGCTGGGCCAGTTGAAAGGCATCACCGCTGAGGGCTCGGAACAATCATGGGACCTTTACACCAAGGTCCGATACCTTGAGAGCAAGAACCCCGGCCGGTCACTGGTCATGGCATCCGGCACTCCGATCACCAACACCATGGGCGAGCTGTACTCGATCACGCGCTACATAGACCCAGGCGCTCTGGCGGCCCGCGGCATATCGCATTTCGACTCTTGGGCGCAGGCTTTTGGTGACACCGGCTCCGAAATGGAGCCGCAACCAGATGGCTCTTACAAACAGGTTACCCGGTTCAATCGCTTCGTGAACGTGCCAGAACTATATAAAATGGTCGGCGCCACGATGGACATTGTGACCCCGCACGAGTTGAGCAAATACGTGGTGCGGCCGGCACTTAAGGGCGGCTCCAGGTCACTGCAAAAAGCCCCTTTGACGAAAGAGTTGGCGAAATATAGGGACGAGCTAGGCGCGCGGATGAAAGCCATTTCGGAGCGCACTGGGCCACCGAAGAAGGGCGATGACATCCTTCTGTCCGTGATCAACGACGGCCGGCATGCAGCTATCGACCCGCGTTTTGTCATGGCTGTAGGTGGCGTTCCGCCCAGCAAGCTGAATGCGGCGCTCGATAACGTATTCAGGATTTGGCGCGACGGCAAAAACACGCAATTCTACTCGCCCGCCAGCGCTTACAAAGAGAAGTCCTTTCGTGGGCCGTCCACCCAGATGATCTTCTGCAACATGGGCGTGAACGGTCGCGGGCCGAACGGGTTTTCAGCTTATGCTTGGATCAGGCGCTCGCTCGAAGCGCGTGGCGTGCCATCCAGCGACATTGCGTTCATCGGTGATTATAGCAATCCGCTACAGCGCCAGGGCCTGTTCAACGACATGAACGACGGCAAGGTGCGCATCCTGGTCGGGTCGGTGCAGAAGATGGGCACCGGCGTCAACGCGCAACGGCGGCTGGCGGCGCTGCACAACCTCGACCCACTTTGGTTTCCGGCTGATGATGAGCAGCGCGTGGGGCGTATCCTGCGGCAAGGCAACCATAACCCGGAGATCGAAGTCCACGACTACACGACGGAGGATACCTACGACGCGACCATGTGGGGGATGATGGGCCGCAAGGGGCGGTTCATCGAACAATTCTTCCGCGGCGACCCCGAATTGCGCGACATGGAGGACTTGGGCGAGGCCAGCATGTACGAGCAGGCCGCGGCCATGACCATGACCGATCCGCGCGCCATGCACCTAACGCAGTTCAAGCAGGACCTCCAAAAAGCAGAGCGGCGCCTCTCGGCACATGAGCGAAGCCAAGCTGAAGCTAAAAACCGCATGCGTTCGTTCTTGGACGCGGCGCGGCGCAACGAAGCTAAGATACCGCTGATCGAGGCCGATATAGCCCAGCGGCAAGATACTCGCGGCGATGCGTTCCGAATGACCGTTGCGCGCCAAGATTTTGACAACAGAAAGGATGCGGCCGAGGCGCTGGCAGCACTGATCAACGACCGGTCGGCTGGCTGGCCGGTGGCGCAAGATGTGGAAGTGGGCAGCATCGGCAGTTTTTCTCTTGTGGCCCAGAAACGCATGGTGACGACGAAAGCTGGAACCAAGCAGCCTACGTTTGATTATGCGCTGAAACTGAACGGCGGGCGCGAGATAGAAGTCCGCAGCGATAGCGGATCGGCTACGGGGCTCATCCAATCAGCCGAAACTGCGCTACGCCGGTTCGAGACGGACCTGAAAAATGCGCAGCAGGCCGCGGAAGCATATCACAAACAAGCGGCAGACATCGCGCCGCTGCTGGGGCAGCCGTTCAAAGGATCGGAGCAGATCGCAGAGTTGCGCGCAAAAGTGCGCGCGCTCACTGCCGAGTTGAGCGGCGAGGTCACTCATGCGCCGATGACCGCTGGCAATGGCGACGAAGTTCCGCGCGTGCAGGGCGCCCATGATGCCGTGGCCGACGTGCTGGATTTTGGGCGCCGCACCGGCAATGAGAAACTGATTCTCCTCGACCCGGACGCTGGCACGATCGGGCTCAAGAGCGAGGGGATCGAGGATTCCTGCGGGTTTACGCCTGAGATGCTGGCCGCGATGGCGGACCCGGCGAGCCGCTTTGTGGCGATCCACAATCACCCCGGCAACCGCGCTTTGTCTCTGTCTGATCTGACGGTGCTGTTCGACTTCCCGGCGATTGCCGCCGTGATCGCCGCCGCCCACGACGGCAACGTATCGTCGGCAGCGCTTACCGGCGCACGGACGGGCAAAGCGCGAGACACCTTTGCAAACGCTTACGACAAAGCGGCAGAGCGGGTCGCGAATGCTTTCGTCAACGCCGCGCTGGCCAGCAAGATCGACCTTGGCGTGTATGAGGCTTTCTACCACGATGGGATGAACCGCATTCTCGATGCGATGGGGCTTATCCACTATACGTCATCGTTCGCGCAGCCTCCGGCATTCCATGCCGCGCTGGAAAAGATCGCCGCCGATCTGGCGCCAGGAGAACCCAATGGACGAAATGCTCGACTTGCCGCTGTGGTCCGACCCGATACCGCAGTTGATCGGTGCGTTGCAGAGGCTCAAGGCGAAGCCGGCCAGCGATCGGGTGACGCAGGTGGCGCTGCGCCTCGTGCGCAAGGAGATAGCGCGCCGCAAGGCAAACCCCCAGCCGGGGGACATCTGGCCGAAGTAACGCCATCGCTGCGGGATCAACTCCTCTACAGCACCGCGTCTCGCGCACCGCCGGCGTTCGACCCAGACCCTAAATTCGTCGCCGGCCTGCGCGAAATGCCGGCGCCGTTCGGCGAGCCGCTGCGCGCCGTGTTCAGGGACATGAAAGACCGCGCGCTGAATGGCCTGCGCGATCAGGTTGAGTTCTTCTACCCGATGCGCGGCGGCACCCCTCATGCGCAAAAGGTGGCATTCGACCTCGCCAACCGAGAACGGCGCATCGCCTACGAGTGCTCAAAACTCGACACGATGCTGGCGGCCAAGTTCACCCCGTCGCGTCGGGCGGCTATGGGCAGGGCGCTGGACGCGCAGAGCGTGTTCGAGCGCATGCTGGAGGATAATCTGGCGCAACTTCCCGAGGAAGATCGTGCCGCACATGCCATCGACGCCCGCGCTCAATTCGATGACGAGCGCACCGGTTTGGCTGGGTTGCCGACGCACGAGCGCGATGTGGTTGAAATGATTAACGGCTTGTTGGCCGAGAATTGGGCACAGATGCAGGCCAGCGGCGTGGTCAAGCCAAACGCGCGCGGCATCAAATACTATATGCCGCGCCAGGCCGTGAACGTGCTGGGAGGCAACGTTAGCCGAGTTGTTGGGCGGCCGGGATCGGGTGGCGCGCGCAAAGCGTCGCCCTCGGTAAGGGGGCTGCATCCCATCGGCACGCGGGTTACCACCAGCGCGGTCAAGCACCGGAAATATCTTACGCCCGAGGAGAGTGAGGCGGCGATGAAAGCCCGGTTTGGCGACAATGCCGAGCTGGTCACAGACATCCGTGCCACTGTGATTGCCCTAGCAAAAGGGCAGCGCGCCATCGCCGGCAAGGACATGATCAGCGCCATCAAAGCGTATGGTGTGACAGCGCATGAGTCGTTGGTTATGGTCGGAGGTGGCCTCGAACAAAACCCGCAGCACTTCACGATTGCCGATCACCCAGCGTTCTGGGAATGGCGGCCTCGGATCGGGCCGACCAGCGATGGAGGCCCGGCGCTCGAACCCGAAGACGAACAGACCTATGGCGTGATGAAAGACGAGCACGGCAACCCGATCTTTGACCGCGTTCCCATCTACATCAGCAACGATTTCAAAGGGCCGCTGTCGGCCGTGTTGACCGCGCCGTCACCGCCGCCGGTTCGCGTGTATATGCGCCTCAAGGGCTTGGTCATGCGGTCCGTTCTTTGGTCTCCGTTCATGCACCTGGACACCGAAATCGGGCGAGCCCTTCCGACCTTTCCAGGCAAAATTCTGACCGGTCGGATATTTGTGGATGGGCATCGCATGCTTGCCAATGACGATGCGATGAACGAGGCAATCTCTGGCGGCCTCACGCCAGCGGTGCAAAGGTGGTCGCAGGACAACGTGACGATCATGGACCAGGCCATCAACCCCTATGGCCGCACGCCCATCGTTCGCCACATCAACGAAGCGCGTGACAAGGTGGCTCACGGCATTGAGCGGTGGATTTCCAAGCTCAGCAAGGCCAAAGGCGAGTTCGCCGGCACTGTGATCCGCGATTACGAGCAGGCGCTCCTGTGGCGAAACGTGCTCAAACTTCAATGCGGCATTTACAAGAACGCACTGGACAAATTCCTGTCTAAAAACCTGCCGCGACGGGCAGCCGTGATCATGGCGTCGCATGTCGCCAACCGCTACGCCGGATCGCTGCCGACCGAGAACATGGCGCGCTGGCTGAATATCCTGACGAATATCGTGGCGTTCTCGCGGTCCTTTACCGGCGGCAACCTCGGCGTGATGAAAGATGCCGTCAAAGGGCCACCCAAGCACATCCTGAACGCCATTACCGAAGCAACCTACCCGTTCGCCGTGGTTCATAGAGCTGCGGCGCGGGTTGAAGCAGCGCGACGGAAATGTGAGCGGACCGAAGCCGCGCTCCCAGGCAGCGAGGCGGCAGAAAGAGCGCGGAGAAAGCTAGAGGATGCCGAGCAACGCCTGGCTACCATTGTCGAGCGTCACGAGCAGCAGACAGCGGCGCTTCGCAAATCGGCGAAGTCCGCAATCCGCGGCCAAGCTGCCAAGGCCGTCGCTCTCGACATTGGCCTGGCTGTGGTTGGTCGCTCAATCTTAGGCGTTGCGTTTCGCGTTGCGCTGCTGGCGCATCATTTCGGTTTCGTTGGCGCGGCTGCGGAGGCTTACAACGAATGGGTTCACGATACGCAGGCCGCGCTTCACGACACGGTGCGGGACAAGAACCCGCTCGAACTCGGCGGCATATTCCCGCAAAACCACAACGAGCCGGGCGAGCACAGCAAGGTATTTATTGGCACCGACCAGGACGGGCGCGGCATCTATCTGCGCCCCATGGTTGGTAAAGTCGGCGACCTCATGCTCGATGTGATGACATCCCCCAATCAATTTTTGGCATCACGCGAGAACCCGATGCTTTCCGGCCTACTGGAACTGCTGCCTAACGTGCATGACCGGTTCGGCCGCGCCTTGACCAACCAAGACCCCAAAACGATTGGCGATGATCTCCGCAACATCGGGATCGCGATTGAGCATGTGACCGGATCGCTGCTTCCGCTCGACAGCCTGCACACGGCCGGCGAGCTATTCTCGGGCGATCACAAGATGGCAGCACTTGGAAAACTGGCTTTCGAAGCGACTGGCGCCGGCACGTTGTCGCGCGGGTTCCCTGGCGGTCCCCAGGCCGGCGTCGAATATGCCGCCAAGAAGCGCGACCAATACATTTACGAGCAGATCGCCCTCGATGTACGGGAGAAAATGGCTGCGGGCGATATGTCGGGAGCCGTGGACGACATCCAGGAATCGGGCATGTCCGACTATGGCAAGCAGCAGGCCATTCACGACCTCCGCTACGCCAGCCGTCCCGTTCGACAGAAGCGATCCACCGACGAAGATTGGAACAGCGTTAACGTGGCGCCGTCCCTGGTTGGAGGCGCACCTAAATGAATGGTGAGCGGTATGCACGAAAGACAACAGCAGCGCGGCTGGTGGCCGGCCTGGATGGCTTCTATTCCGGCGTGGCGCGCGCCGCTCTGGACATGAAGCAGGGTAAAGGCACAGGCGAGCAGATGCTTGCCATGTTGCAAAAAGCGCCTGGCGTGAAACCGGAAGAAATGAAGTGGCTTGGGCTGCCTGAATGGCTACGCGGGCAGAAGTCCGTCACGCGCGATGACATTGTGAATTATGTGCGCGCCAATTCGCTGGTTGCAAAAGAAACGGTTCTTGGTTATCCGGACCGAGAGCCGGTTTATAGCAGTTACAAAACAGATGGCGGAGAAGACTACAAAGAACTTCTTATCTCTCTACCTTATGGTAACGACACAGGCCAATCCACTTACAATTCGGGTCATTGGGACGAGCCCAACGTCATCGCCCATACTCGCTTCGATGAGCGCACCGGCGCGGATGGTAAGCGCACACTGCTGGTGCATGAAATTCAAAGTGATTGGCACCAAGAAGGGCGTCGTAAAGGTTATCAGCCGTCAGCCGATGAGCGAAAAGCACTTGAAAAACGCCTTGAAGAAATAGAAGACGAAGACAACGCAGCAAGGGAAGTCGGTCGGGAAATTTCATCCGAAAAGAGACTGGAATGGGCAAGAATTAAGGATCGCCTGACAAATCCGGAGAGAGTTCCAGACGCGCCTTTCAAAACATCATGGCCCATGCTGATCATGAAGCGGCTGATCAAATGGGCTGTGGACAATAATTTTGACCGCGTGGCGTGGGAGCCGGGGCAGGTGCACGTCGATCGATATGACCTTTCCAAACAAGTTAACCAATTGGACTACATCCCAACCACAAACAAACTTCATGCTTTTGACAATAAAGGTCAGTTTATACTGACTTTTTTCGATGCGACACCGGATCGCCTGCCCAAACTTATCGGAAAGGAAACCGCGCAAAAACTGCTTGCTCAGCAGGAGCGACCCTTACCAGGCGGCAGATCACACTGGAAGCGATTAACTGGTATAGACATTAAGCTCGGCGGCGAGGGCATGAAGGGGTTTTACGACCAGATTTTGCCGACGAATACTCAAAAATTAATCGGAAAGTATGGGGCGAAAGTAAAGCGTTCCGATGTTTCAAAAGGATGGTATCACGACCCAGCCGGCTACTTTCACCCGTTTGCAACAGGCGAAGATGGATCGTATCGAGTTGTTGATGGGCGAGGCGATGATTACAATGGGACGAGCAGGTATTCACACGACGATGCCTACGCGCTTGCGGATCGTGTGAATCAGGAAATGCGAGGTCTTGAGGTATTTGAAACTCATTCATTCGACATAACCCCAGCCATGCGCGCCGCGGTGACGCAAGACGGTTTGCCACTTTTCTCGCTTCGTGACGACGGCCGGGACCCTGCGGTGCGCGAGCGGGACCGGATCAACAACGTGGCGCCGCCCCCGCGAACGTTGCCCAGGCGCCCCCTAGACCGCTATTGAGACACGCATGCGCCGAGCCGCCCCGGATCGCGCGTCCATCCACTCGCTGACCCGCGCGCCCCGCCGGTGAAAGCGGCCCTTAGCCCCAGGTAGAGGGCACCGCCCCCGGTTGGAGGCGCTCCTGAATGAGTGGTGAGCGGTATGCACGAAAGACAACAGCGGCGCGGCTGGCAGCTATTGAACGGCGTTTGGCCCGGCGCGATCATGCGCATTTCAGTCTTCGTGCAGGAGGCACCGTATGTCTGACCTTGATTTCGGCGGTGGCTGGGACCGTGGCGAAAGCGCTGATGGACTGGATCGCGGCTGGCTGGAACACCCGGCAGTGATCGCCTTGATGTGCGCCGCAATGCAGGTGCCTACGCAAGTCATCTGCTTGGTCGCGTTCAGCATCGCCTTTCTTCTCACGCCCTGACCGCGCGCCGTGGCGCAACTCAATATTAACTTCGGGGCGTTCGTCGGTGATCCGTCGGCCGACTCGACGTATATTGCGTTCCAGAAAACCCAATCCAATTTCACCCAACTGTTCCTGGAGGGGCCTGGCGGCGCGGTGCCCAACACGCCGCTGCTGGGCGGCTCGGCCGGCGGCACGTTCTCGTCGGTATCCGTCGGCGCTGCGCTGACGCTGAACGCCTACGGCACGCTGACAGCCACGTTCGGCACGATCACCGGCACCGTGGCGGATGGCGGCGCGTTGGCGGCAGAGATAGCCCGCGCCGAGGCGGCTGAGGGCACGCTCACCACGTCGGTGTCCGCCGCGTCGTCTGCTGCGGGGTCAGCCTCGGCATCCGCCTCCACGGCGCTCACGCTGGCCCAGGGCGCCCTACCGCTCAGTGGCGGCACTCTGACCGGCGCAGTGGCGTTCTCGGGCTCCGGCACCCTATCGGCTGGCAGCAACCTGTACTTGCAGCCGACCAACCAACTCTGGCTGGGATCGGCCAGCGGCACCGGCGCGGTGTATTCGGCCACCATCGCCAACACCACCAGCAACCCAGGCTCCGCGGCGGTGGGCAAGGTCTGGAACAACGGCGCAGTGCTCAGCCTGGCGGGCGCGTCGGCGCCCAGCCCGAGCTTCGCCGGCACTTTTGTCGCCAGCCAGTCTTTCGCCGACGTGGTGGGCACCAGCGGCATTTTCCCGCACGCGACCTACCCCACGCCGCCATCACCGCGCAGCGGGCTGTTGCAGGGCGACCGGTGGAAGGCTCAGGGCATCTTCTCCGCGGCCGACTTCGTGGCCCCGAGCGGCAGCACGTCCATCAGCGGGACGAGCTACGACAACGACGTGTGGCCGGCGTTGCAGGCGCTCCTGCTCTACGTGCAGGGCGCCTATCT